GGAATGTAGCAAACATCTCCAAATCAGGGTTATCAAAGTCAAAAGCTAGCATCTTAGCAGGGTTGTAAATCTCTGCCACTGGCATACCTTTCATTGGTGCTACAATGCTAGTGATTTTAGCATTACCTGTTTCTGTACTCCCTACTTGAACCATACATGGCTTACCTAGTAGTTCAGACAAATCTTTACATTGCCCAGCAGGGTCAAGTGCTTTAACAATCGGTGTCAAGCTACTCTTCTCGTGTAAACTAAGGTTAAATTCCTTGCTAATCCAACGTGGTTGCTCTTCACCATTAATCGTGATTGTTTCAGTTGGTAGTTCAAACGTCAATGTAACCTTAGGGTTTACCTTTCGTTCACCTTTCCATTCACCCTCTTGTACACCTAGTGATACAATTTGTACTAAACGTGCTGGGTATGTTCCTTCAGCTACCCTGCTACGAGTTGCTGAGTTTGTTGGCTTAGATAGTTTTTGCATGTTTAATGACATAATTTGAGTCCTTTTGAGTTGTATAAACGATTTACATAGATACTCAACGAATACCTATGAGAAGATGTGCTGTGATTACGTGTACTTTGTAACCCTTGTGCAGTTTCCAAGGTTACGGCTAACACAATCCTTTTTGTAAGGTATAGTCTCTCTGCACCTCGATGCGCTTCTACATTGATATAAAAACTCGAAGTCATCCGTTTCACCCAAGTTTTAACAACACATCTTCTAATGCTGATTACTTCACATTTTGTCGAATCAGCTAAGACAAAGTTCCCAGATTTTTAGAGAGCAATTTAACTTTATTGGAGACAAGTTATATTTTACAGATGTTTTTCAGGTTGTCAACACCTAAACTAAAAATAATCTCTCTACAGCAACATGAGTTGCTTCTTTTCTACTACTAGCAAAGTTAGTCTTAATTTCACCCTCCCACACACATTCAAATGGCGCATTGTATTCTGAAACAAACACAACATGACCTTCTTGCTTCTTTTGTACACACCAATCAAAAAATGCTTCATGATTGAATGAACCAGTTTTATACCCTGTTGTACCTTGGTATGGTGGGTCACAATAAATCAATGATTGTTTACCAAGAAAGTGAAGTTTGTCGTAAGAGCAGTTCACTAAGTCAACACCTTGTAATGATGGTGACTGCTTCTTAGCATTTCTTTTACCATAGCCACAAAAAGTTGAGTCATCACTACCTTTTTCCCTAGCATACCCATTGTCAAACTTGCCGCCAAAACTACACATAAACCTAACCCAACTACTAATTGGCTCAGGTTGCAAACCTTTCATTGCTTTATATTCAGCTTCACTAACACTGTCTGGCAATTCATCAACTAAATCACGAATAGCAATTAATGCTTCAACAGTGTGTGGGTTTAAGTCTGCACCAATACGATTAAACGTGTTAGGAACTTTATCAATCATGTTAGCACCACCAACAAAAGGTTCTACCCATTGAGTGATGCTATGTTTTTCAGCTTCTTTAAGCATAATTGGCAGAATGTGTTTAGCAATTCTGTTTTTACTTCCCATATATTTCATTAGTGTGTATCCTTCCAGTTGTTTCCAATTTTAACCTCACAAGCATTAGGGCATTTAATGTCAAAATGCTTGTCTGTAACCTCAATTGCTTTATGCAATACTTTAGTCAACCTCTCAACATCTCCATCTACACATTCAAACTGTAGTTCATCGTGCATAGAGATTAGTTGATAAGCCTTAATCTCATTCTTCTGTATGTAATGGTTCACATACACCATCCAAGTTTTGAAATAGATGGTAGCCCCAGACTGTAACAAAGTGTTTAACGCTTTGTGTGTTTGGTATTCACCTGTAAACATATCTTTACGGATGCGAATCTTCCTACCATCCAATCCAACAATATACCCCTTAGCAGCTTGCTTCTTGATGTTCTTGATCAAACCATCAAGTTTAGGTAGTGATCTAAGAAATTCATCTTTGACTTTCTTCCCCTCTTTCTTACCTCCACCAACTAATTGACCAACCTTTTCATCACCAGCCCCATATGCGAACCCATAAAAAAATGTTTTCGCTGCATCTCGTGTTGGTAACCCTGCCTTCTGTTGGTTAAAGGAATGAATATCACCGTTCAAGATTGTATCTGTAAAATCTTCATCATCCATGTAATGAGCTAACATACGTGCTTCAATACCTGATAAATCAACACCTACAAACTTGAATGGGCGATTGGTGTAGAACATAGAGCGTATCACCTCCCCATATTCACTCCTAACTGCTGGTAGGTTCACTACCTTACGGTGTGTATACCTACCTGTTGCAGCCCCTAGTGTGTCACCTTCACTACTGATACGGTTGTCTTTACGAACAACCTTCATCAACCCTTCTAGCAGCCCTAATCTGTGCTTCAAGACAAAGTATGTGCCAACATCTGCAAACACTTCACCTTGCTTTAACAGGTTAGGGCATACATCCCCTTTAACAGCAATTTGTGGCATCCCCTTCTCTGTGTGCATAGTTGGTTTCCACCCTAAAGCCAACAATCGTTTAATCAGCATAGCTTTAGTGTCTAGTGTGACTTTCTCCCAGCTAATCCTTGTAAACTCACCATTAACCAGATTAACAGAGTCACCAAACCAACTTGTTGCAGCATTGTTGTACTTTCCGTTTTTAAGGAAAGGCTTAACGGTAGCAGAATAAGGAGAAGTAGGTAGGTAGCCCAATACACCATCCACTTCTCCACTAATTCTAGCCATTCTTCCTCTGATTTCATTTACTGTCTCCTGACATAATTTAACATCAAACAAAACACCCCTATCTTCTTGTTGTGCTTGTATCTTAGCTACAGCAGCTTCTAGTCGATAAGGTTTATCATTTACATCCACTTTGGATTGTAAATAATCAAACACCTTAGCAGTTACCCTACAATCTTGTAAGCAATACTCACCCATTGCATCTGTATATTTACTCCAGTCTGTGTGTTCACCTTTAGGGAATTTGAACCTCTCCCCCCAACTCTCTAATGAATGACCACCAGTTAAATCAGCATTCCACATCTTTGACATGATGATGGTGTCGTACACTGGACAATCAGGTGTAAAGCCACACAGCTTCTCTAGCACTGGTAAGTCATAGTTGATACCATTGTGTGCAATTAAACAAGTTGCCTTAGCTAACACACTCAAACCAAACTCTAACCTGTCTGATTCAATCAACACTTCCTCACCAGTATCTATGTTAATGATGCCAATACACCAAACTTGTGTAACATCTTCTTTCAGCCCATCACTTTCAATATCGAACACTAAACGCATTTAAACCCCCTACAATCAATTTTATTTCAAAAGACGTACAATCATTCATCTTTTCAAAGAAAATGGCTCTAAAGCGATTATAGAGCCAAATAGGGGCATGTTAACAAGGGAAGTCTAGCCTCTCCATGTTAGTTTTCAATTTATGTGAGAAGTTAGGTCGTGTGATTAAGAACTCCTCTAGCATACTCCAGTTGCTTGCACCTTCTATATCAATCACACCAGCTTCAAACATCTCTTTAATGATTTCATATTTAGCAGCTTTTTCAGCTAATTCAAAACAATCACCTACGTTGTTCATAAATTCCACTCCCTTTTAACTTCCTTCTCCATCTGCTCATAATGGTATTCATAAACAGATTCTTTCAGGTTATCAGTTGCGTAAGCGTTCCAAATTGTTAGGAAATCTGCAACATCTGTAATCTTAGCTTCATTGTCAAAATATTCTAAAATCCCTTCTAATGATTGATGTGGTAATTCATCATCCATCCTACCAATCACTTCATAGTGTAACGCTTCAGCAGTTTCCTCTTCATCATCCCATTCTTTTGGATATGCTGTTTTCCATTCGTCATAACCTTTTAAATACATTTTGTTTCTCCTATCCCGTGTGCTTTTTCGATTGCTCTAACAACGCCAATAGTGTCTCCTTCATGTGCATTTACAATCCGCATTATTTCATCCTCACTCAACGGCTCAAGCGTTGGTGCGGCTTGCCACATGGATTTGTAAACCTCAACAGCTTGAACTTCGTGTGATTCATAAGCTAGACTGCTTGCAAATTGTTCCGCTTCTAACATCGCTGGTGTAGGCTCACTTGGGAGCCATTTATGTGTTTGTGTATTCATTTACCTAACTCTTCAAAAATTGAGCGACATCTGATTCATATTTCCAAGCTGCCACTTTTACTTCTATATTGAAACCTGAGTCAGAAACCCAAGAACCTTCATCATCATCATATTTTGCGTAATTTGCTACGTGAACATCACCATCTATTGTCAACACTACACAAGTCTTAGACCTGTACGAACCATCAACTACTGGTGGGTATTGTGTTGTCATTTACCATTCCTCGCTAATATCTTCATTTAATTTACCACTTGTGTGGTCGTAAGTTAATCTTAACACAAAGCCTGTACTCATACCACTCATACGATCTTTAACAACTCGTAGGCTTCGTTTATTTCGATCTTCTTCATCTTCTGCTTGAACATTACCCTCCAATCCAAACATAAAGTGACTCCAAAACATGATTGCCCTGCTCCCTTTGAAATGCTTACCCATAATCCTCCCACCTTCCTCGTGCGGCTTACCTTCTGGTGTAGATAAGTGACTAACCAAGTGGATGATACACTCTGTCTCAGTTGCTAGTAAAGCCATCTCCTTCATGATCTGTTCAAGGGATTCCTTCTCGTTGGAGGTATCTGCCATAGATGTCAAATGGTCTAAGTAAATCATCTTGACGCCATAAACTTTAGTCATAGCTCTAATCTTCCCTTTGACAACATCCCAATCACTACCAAGTTTATTCTCATAAATGAAAACTTTGTCATTCAAATATGCTAGTGTGTCGTCTAACAGTTTAGCATCATATTCTACGTCAGGTAAATGAAAAGGTACTCCAGCAATCTTACCTGCAATACGCCTAGCCATATCAACTGGTGGTGTTTCTAAAAAGATTAATCCAACCTTAAACCCTAACACTTCAATGTCAAAGGCTGCTTGCTGAAGCATGACACTGGTTTTCCCCATCCCTGAGCCTGCTCCAAAGGTTAAGATGTTCCCATCATACCTACCGTATGTTTTCTTTGTAAGCTGTGGAAAACACCAAGGGTATCCATATTCAACAGGTAGTAAAACATCTTCTTTGATAGATGACATTTCAATAATACCGTCTGGCAGATGTTGTTTAGCACTGGCTAAAATCTGCATAATGTTTTTACCAGCTAATAGGCAATCATTAGCATCTTTCAATCCATCTGGTGTAGTGATTGTGTAAACCTTCCCCATACTAAGCAAACTAGCACAAGCATCCCTTGCTTTATTACCAGCTTCATCATTGTCAAACCATAAGACAACCTTTTCAAAACCTTCTAGCCATTCCATGTGTTGCTTAATGGCTGAATCATTAGCACCTGTTGGTAAACTCACCACCTTGTAGTTTTTACCTACACTAGCTAGCATCTGACTAACTGCTAAACAATCAAACTCGCCTTCAGTTATGATGATGAACTTACCACCTTGACCAGCTAATGACTGACCAAACAAATCTGGTTTCTTAGCATCACCTATCGAATGAAACGACTTCTCAAGTAGGCTTCTAACCTTATACGCTGTAAGTTTGCCTCCCCTAGTGATAGGAAAATAAACTGCCTCAACCTCTCCATTACTCGTATTAACACTTGCTTTAACTCCATACTTACTCATTATTGCTTCAGAAATACCCCTAGAACGCACTGTAAGGCTCTCTAGTGCATTTATATCATCTAAGCTATCCAATCTATCATCCTCTTCATTATCGTTCGTTATACGGCTTTTAATTGAGTTGTCACTTGTAACAACCTCTTTATAGCCGCATCTGTTGCAAAACTTATTCCCATTGTCAAAGTGAATGAGATGGTTGTTATGCCGATCACGCCCTTGCCTCTTACAAGCTGGGCAAGCTGAATCACCAACAATCTTACTTCTGGTTGTTCTCTCTGCCATAACGTTTAACTAACCTCTTCTCAGATTCCTTCACTCTCTCAATAATAGCTTTTGCTTCTGGTGAGCCGTAAGGCACTGCCCCATTCTCTACCCCTTTCCGCTTTGTCTCTTTAGCCTCAAGAAAATCCCCTAATGACTGGTATCTACCACCAAAATTAAACATCTGCTAACGCCTCTCTAAATTTATTAACCATCTTACCATACTCCCTATGATCTACCCCCACCATCTTACAGGCTTTCGTGTATGGTATGTCTTTCAACACTAAAGACAAAACACTTCTTTGTTTTCTAGTTAGCTTAACCTTTTTCTTTACGTGTTCGAACTGCTCTCTCAGCTTATCGAACATTTGAGCCTCTCTCTCATCAGGTAGACTGTCTGCGTAATCGTCAACATCTTCAAGGAAAACCCTATATAAGTCTGCAATAGCATGGCTGATTAGTATTTTTAGCAGTTTATCGTTTAAGCAATCAGCATAACGCCATAGCTTAATTAAAACAGCTTGTGCTACATCATCTGCCAAATAGTCTCCTTTCATAGCAGAATTGCATCTGCGAAAAACCTTGTCGTTAATCTCTTCAGTAATATCCATTATAACCCCTCTAAAACGCCCTAGAATCAATTTTAATCTGTTAGATGATACAACATACCACCTAATACAATAAAACTGCATACAGATCTTTTAATTTAGTTGCCACGTTTTAAAGTCTTTGGTACTGGCTATGGTTAAGCATTGTCAGACTATGTTACCTTGTTACAGGATTTAATAACTAATCAATAGTTATACGTTATAAAGCATAAAGTAGTGTCTATACTGTATAAAGTATACCTATTATAAGATATAAATAGATATATTATATAAAGAGAATATATTAATAATATAAGTAATATATTCCCTTTGCACCTTCTAAGGTTATTTTATCATACCTTTTTCTTCTTGTCTACACTTTTTGAATCTTTTTTATCAACTGCCTTGTAGAATTCATGCTGCCCAATTTTAGCAGTCTTTTTGTATTCCCTTGTCCATTTTGGTAGATGTTTTGCTTCATTCTTGTTTATGTAATGAGTAGCACCGCCTGTAATATCCTTTAGATCGCCCTGTAAAGCTTTCTGAGCTATTTTCTTTGCTTCAAGGTATGATTGCTCATCTTGTATATCAATCGTTGATTGTAGGGGTTTTAATTGAGTTACCCAACTAAACGCATTAGGCTTATAAACAACACTACAAACATCATTCCCAAACTTATCATGTTTAACTCGATTGATGGTTACATTAGCTATTGCAATCATGCCATGTTTACCTTCTCCTCTTGCTTCATGGTAGAGGTTATCTGTTAGGCATTTAACAGGTGTTAAAACCTTTTCAATCTGCACACTTTTAACTTGCCCGTAGGTAACGCCATAACTCTCTATTTGTAGATGCCTGTCTGGTTGAATAGTTGCCAATGCTGTCACTGTAACAGCACTGGCTAAAACTTTTGATTTAATTGCATACATTTTTGACACAGTAGCCATTACCTGTGTTGATAACCTGTTTTGTACAAACTGGTTGCCTATTGTCTTAATAAGTAGCTGTTGGTTTATACCTAATCGCTTGCTCTATTGCTTGCTGGTGTTGCCTTTCTTGTCTTTCGTTTTCCATACAATTCAGCATATCATAGCCTGTTAAGCCATAGCATGATGCAAATGTATTGCTTGCAAATGTTAATCCAATCATTGTTGCTAGTGTTTTCATTACTTAATTCCCTTTAAAACTTTTATAATGTCTGCTAGTACGTCATACGCTATTATTCTTGTTATTGGTAACTCCTGCCTTAGTGCTTTAATGTAAGCGTCTACGTCAATTGATGTCACTTCGTTTGTTGTTTTCATTGTTTAGCTCCTTTTATAAGTTTAGTGATTCTCTGTTTTGCTGCTAACAAACTTTTCAACTTTATTTGTGGATAACCTTGTATGTAGCAGTTGTCGCTGTTTATATAGCAAAAAATGTAAAGCCCTTTATAATTAACTGTAAACATATCTTAAAACTCCGTATAATGCCATACAATGCACGATCATACCATGAGAGCATAGTTTGTATTGGTATGCTCTCAATCGTTCGTTATAGGTAGTTTAAATTAGTTTGATTCTGTTAACGTTTCGTAATCTGTGCCAATCCAATCAAGCACAGTGTCGAAATCATGCCAAAATAAGTCGTTAAGTTCTGTGTCACTCATACCATCTGGGTAGACTTCATCTAATGTGCTCTCAATAGCGTCTAATTGAGCAGATGTTAATAGGCTTGCGTTATGTTTAGCACTTGACCAGAACTCAAAGTTATTTAAGCTAGTTTCAGTTGTAATTTTCATGATTGTAGTCTCCTTAGACTGTTTGTTTAATTTGTTCAGTTGATTGGTGCATTGTATTTTATCACTTTGCACCATGTCAAGTGTTATTTGTTAAATTTTAACTTTACCTAACACGTTGCCATTCATAGTGACATGCGCTATGTCATCATTAATAATGATTAGCCATAAGCTGCCAACTAAATGGGCTTTAGTTAAGCCGTTGGTGTGTAGGTAGATTAAGGCGTCGTTGATGCGATTGTTGATTGTTTGTTTCATCACACTAGCCCCACAATTCCAGTATTAGCACGTAATGCTTGTAAAACATCTTTGTTTTCAGTGCGCCATTTAGCGAAAGCTAACAGACTGTTCAATGTTGCTTGCTGTTCGTCATTAAGTGTGCCAGATAGTTTACCAATACCTAGCGCCATTAATGTTGAATCAACACTATCCTTTGTGCCGTCAACTATGTATGTCGCATGTTGACCCCATGATAAAGTTTGTGTTTTAACTTTAACGTCGAATGGTTTAACTGCTTTGCGTAAATCGTTAATTGTGTTCATTTGTTTAATCCCTATGTTTGTTAATCAATTTGTTTTGCTCGATGGGTGTATGATATGACACTAGCTAACCATGTGTCAAGCATTATTTGAAATATTTTTTATAAATTTTTATTTGTTAATAGAATCATGTAGTTATAAGGATATTAGGTTGATGATCATACCGATTTTTACAAAATCCTTTGGTATCCTAGTATATACAGGGAATAAAGATTGATAAGGAATTGAGGTTACAATCTAACGATTGACTACTTCATAACATGATTGATTGATTAGCAGACGATGTTTGATAGATTGATAGGGAATTGATTGAGAAGCACCTCCAACCAACTCTCATCTATCTACTACATAAGATATGATTCAGCTTAATGATTAACTAAGTCAATCATTCAGCTTCATACATATAATAATATATACATCATCTAATCATTACATATCATTCAGTCTATAAGACTCTTTGTTAGATGTTCTCTTAACAGATGTACTACTCTATTGATCAGTCTATCAGTCTTTATCTATCAGCTTATCAGTTATAGTGCAGATTGCTCCATTATGGTGCAGTCTTCGACTGATGGGGAGGGGGTAGGGATTGTTGGTGATTATTATTGGCGGTACCACATCCGTTCACAAAAAAGAAAATTAAGAAAATGTTTCACACTAAAATGTTTCACAAATTATTGATTATAAAATAGAAAAAAGGAAAAATTAGAATGTCTGATAATACTATTGTTGAGGATAGTACAGATGCTTTAATTGATGGAGATGTCAAAAAGGTTTTGAACAAAAGAGGTCGCCCTAAGAAAGACCTAATCAATGCAAATAAGAAGCAAAAGGTTGGAAGACCTGCTGGTGATAATGCAAGGATTGCAGAGTTTAAAGCTAGAATCTTGTCAACTAAAGGTACTGCTGTAATTGAGAAGATTTTGAATACAGCTTTAGAGGATGGTCACCCTGCTCAAGCTAGTTGCATGAAGATGATTATTGATAGGGCACTCCCAATATCAATGTTTGGTGAACAAGGTGGTGGTAATCAGAAACCACAAATTACAATCAATATTGCTGGTTTAACAGATAATAACATTAGCATTGAATCTTCAGATTCATACAGTGATGTAGAAGAAGGTGAATGGGAAGATGGCTAATTTAGATTGGAGGTTATTGCCTTGGCAGTTAGATGTGTGGAAAGACACTAGCCGATTCAAAGTTATTGTAGCTGGACGTCGATGTGGTAAGAGTAACTTCTCCATTAAGCAGACTATCGCTAAAGCATTAGAAGCCCCTAAAGGCTCATGTGTTCTTTATGTAGCACCTACACAAGCACAAGCTAGACAGATTGCTTGGGATGCTATTATTGACCAAGGGAAGGATGTAATTAAATCAGCTCATGTAAACAGTATGGATATTACGTTTATTAATGGGGTTAAGTTACATCTAAGGTCTGCTGAGAACCCTGACAATATGAGGGGTTTGAAAGTTTATTATGCAGTTATTGATGAAGCAGCGTTCATTAAAGATGATAACTTATGGAATAAGGTTATACGACCAGCTTTATCAGATTTGAAAGGTGATGCAGTTTTTATCAGTTCCCCTAGTGGTCGTAATTGGTTTTATGATTTGTACAGTAAAGCTAAGGCTGGTGAATTGAAAGATTGGAAGGCTTGGCATTTAACCACTTTAGACAACCCAACCATTGACCCTGAAGAGATTGAAGATGCTAAAAAGAACCTTAGCAGTTATGCTTTCAGGCAAGAGTTTATGGCTAGTTTTGACAGTATGGGTTCAGACATCTTTAAAGAAGAGTGGATTAAATACAATGATGTAGAACCCAGAGATGGTGAATGGTTTGTAGCTATTGATTTGGCTGGTTTTCAAGATGTAGACAAGCTAATGCAAAGTCAAACAAACAAACTAGATATGACTTCTATTGCAGTTGTTAAAGTGAATACTGAAGGATGGTATATCAAAGAGGTTATCTACGGTAGGTGGGGCTTTAATGAAACAGCAGAGAAGATATTTAATGTTGTTAAAGAGTACCTACCTAGGACAGTTGGTATTGAGAAGGGTGTAGCTAAACAAGCTATCATGTCACCTTTGACAGATTTAATGAAACAACGTAACTTCTTCTTTTCAGTTTATGAATTGTCACATGGTAATAAAAGGAAGTATGACCGTATCATCTATGCCTTACAAGGTAGGTTTGAACATGGTCGTATTACGTTAGCTAGAGGTGATTGGAATGTTGAGTTTTTAGATCAGCTTTATCAATTCCCTAATCCTCGTGTACATGATGACTTGATTGATTCAGTTGCATACATTGACCAGATTGCCAACATTAGTTACATAACAGATTTTGAAGATACAAGTGTAGAACCGCTAGATTACATAGCTGGGTATTAATTTAACAGAGGGGTTTTCATGACAGATTTAGAAGATAGCCTATTAGCAGAAATGACTATTGACCAATACGTCATGGGAATGGCTGAAGAATGGCGTAATCATTACAACCAAAACTACAAAAAGCAACATGAGGAGTATTATTACTTATGGCGTGGTATTTGGCGTGATGAAGATAAGACAAGGGAAAGTGAACGTAGTCGTATCATTGCACCAGCTTTACAACAAGCAGTAGAAAGCAATGTATCAGAGATTGAAGAAGCTACGTTTGGCAGGGGTAAGTTCTTTGATATTTCAGATGACTATGCAGATAAAGACAGTCAAGATATTACAATCTTACGTAACTTGCTATCTGAACGATTTGAAAAAGATAAAATCAAGAAAGCTGTTAGTGAGTGTATCTTAACATCAGCTATCTATGGTACAGGTATTGGTGAAATCACTTTAGAAGAAGTTAAAGAGATGAAACCAGCTACACGTCCTATTATGGATGGTGCTATGAAATCAGTTGGTGTAGAGGTTGTAGATAGGGTTTCAGTTAAACTGCGAAACGTACTACCACAAAACTTCTTGATTGACCCTGTAGCTACAAGCATTGAAGAGAGTGTTGGT